GTCACGGCTAACAACAAGTACCTCTCGTCACCCACTGACTTCTTAGCCACCTATTCGTTGGCTGTGATCAACACTGACGGGTCGTATGCTTACCTGCTGAACAAGGATGTGAACTTCATTCGGGAGGCATTTCCTACCCCGACGGACACTGGAACACCGGCGTATTACGCCTTGTTTGGCCCGACTGTTACCAACTCAACAATAAGCAATGAACTGTCGTTCTTGCTTGGCCCAACTCCAGATGCTACATACTCCGTTGAACTTCATTACTACTACTACCCAGAGAGCATTACAACTGCATCCAGTGGCCAAACTTGGTTGGGTGATAATTTTGACAGCGTGTTACTTTATGGTTCGCTCGTAGAAGGCTACACCTTCATGAAGGGTGAGGCCGACATAATCACGTTCTACACCACCAAGTACATGGAAGCACTGACAATGGCCAAGCGTCTGGGTGATGGCATGGAGCGTCAAGATGCGTACCGTAGCGGTCAGTACCGCCAGAAGGTGACCTGATGGCTTTTACCGGCAATTACGCAACCAACACCTACAAGAACGGGCTGAACACAGCTACGTTCGATCTTGGCACAGGTACAACGCAGGTCTTCAAGATTGCGCTGTATACCAACGCGGCGACTTTGGATGCAACCACTACGGCTTACACCGCTACTGGTGAAGTGTCGGCTACAGGATACACTGCTGGTGGCGAGACGTTGACTGTCAGTCAAGTGCCAACGGTTGGTGCGTCTGGCACGACCTCGTACTACTCGTTCTCCAACGTCACTTGGTCTGGGTCGTTCACAGCGCGTGGCGCGTTGATCTACAAGTACGACGGCTCCGCCAACCCAGCGATGGTTGTGCTGGACTTTGGTAACGACAAGACCTCGACCGGCACGTTCCAAGTGCAGTTCCCGACCGCAGACAACACAAACGCAATCGTGAGGATATCGTGATGGTGCTGACCACCAAAGGTGAGATGGATGAATCCCTGCTGGAGAAGCGTGAAGGCTCCGTGGACAACGAAATTGAAATGACTACTTGGGTCGAGTATTGGCTTGAGGGTGAATTGGTACATCGTTCGGCTCATGTCACACTCAAGCAGCCGGTTAACTTTGGCGGTGAAACCGCCGCTTTTGCTTAAAGGAAGATCATGGCTAACTCCCAATCTATGTGCACCAGCTTCATGAAGGAGCTGTTGCTCGGTCAGCATCAGTTCGGAACGTCCACTATTGTGTCTCGTACCAGCTTGACCTCTCCAACCACGGACACCTTCAAAGCTGCGCTGTACTTTGCTTCGGCAACGGTTAACGCTGCAACCACGGCGTACTCCGTTACTAATGAAGTAACCAACACTTCCGGTACTGGCTACACGGCTGGTGGTGTGACGGTGACCAACGCAAATGCTCCAGCGCAGACCGTCTCACCGACTGCGACAGCAGGTGTGGCTTACTGGACTCCAAGCGCCAGCTTCAGCTGGACTGCGTTGACTGTGACCACGGCGTTTGATGCTGTGCTGATCTACAACTCAACCCAGAGCAACAAGGCTGTGAGCGTTCACACGTTTGGTTCGCAGACAATTACCGCTGGCTCGTTTACTTTGACTATGCCAACTAGCGATACCACGTCCGCGCTGCTGCGTCTCTCGACCACCTAATTGGAGCGCGGCATTGCCGCGTAAATTATGTTCGGGATATCCGCGTTTGCTGAAATACCGTTTGCGTCGTTACCTTACAACGTAACGACAGGACTAACTGGGGATGCGGCCAGCGGCGCTGTAGGGTCAGTTGCGTTTGAAAAAGCGTTTGCGTTAAGTGGTGTCAATGCCAGCGGTCTAGTAGGTTCAGTTGCAACAGAAAGGTCGGTTGCGTTAACTGGCGTTTTTGCAACTGGTTCGGTTAGCGGGTTTTTCTCAGCTAATTTAACTGGTACTCCTGCAAGTGGGTTGGTTGGCACGGTTGCCGGTGAATCGGCGTTTGCTCTGACCGGAGATGCTGCGTCAGGACTGGTTGGTTCGGTAGCACTGGGTACTAGGTCGGTGGCGCTGACAGGTGTCAATGCAGCAGGTAAGGCTGGTACTGCGGTGGCGATTAACTGGCTGTTGATTGATGACGACACAAATGCCAACTGGCAACTCATAAACACGGTGAATTAATATGGCTCTCGTACTAGCAGATCGCGTCAGGGATACAACCACTACTACCAGTACTGGGACGATTACGCTCAGTGGCACTGCTCCGACTGGCTTTCAAAACTTCTCCGTTATTGGTGACGGCAACACGACCTACTACACCATTGCTGGCCAAGGCACATCCGAGTGGGAAGTGGGCATTGGCACGTACGCTTCTTCCGGTACAACGCTTGCTCGTACGACTGTTTTGTCTTCTAGCAACTCTGGTAGCTTGGTTAACTTCAGCGCCGGAACCAAGGATGTGTTTGTTACCTATCCGTCAGAGCGTTCTGTCAATTTAAGTTCAGCTGCCCTGACTTCCGGGCGCGTTCCGTATGCCACCACCGATGGTCTTTTGGTTGACGCAGCAAACCTGACGTTCAACGGCACGACGCTGACAGCCAACACGATTGGCGCGTTTACGCTTAGTGGGACAGTAGCAGGTGGTGGCAACCAGATCAACAATGTAAGCATCGGTACTAGCACTCCCCTTGCTGGTGCGTTTACTACACTGTCGGCAAGTGGCGCAGCAACGCTTAGTTCAACATTGGCTTATGGTGGTGTGACGCTAACGAATGCAGTCACCGGCACGGGCAAGATGGTGTTGGACACTAGCCCAACGATCAACAACCAGACGGTTACAAATTATGTTGAGAGCGTGGTTGCAATTGGTACGGTGACTTCCTCCAACACTCTCTCCCTGACCAACGGCACGGTACAGACTGCAACCCTGACGGCTTCGACGGCTTGCACGTTCACGATGCCTACGGCTACTGCGGGTAAGAGCTTTGTCTTGTTGCTCAAGCAAGCGGCTTCAACGGGCAATGGCACTGCGACATTCACCAGTGTGAAGTTTGGAACTGCGGGTGCGCCTACGATTACCGCTACTGCGGGCAAGATGGACATTCTGACGTTTATCAGCGATGGAACGAACTGGTACGGTTCAATTGCTCAAGGATATACCCCGTAATGTTCGCCGCTAAAAACTTTTTCCTGACGGGCGGCGCTGGCATCACTGCTGACTACCTTGTTGTAGCGGGTGGCGGTGGATGCGGAGGAAACAGTGGCGGCGCTGGAGGCGGTGGTGTTGTTTATAACACTTCTACTTCCCTTTCTTATGGCGTTAGTTACACAGTAACCGTAGGCGCTGGTGGAACTGCAACAAATACTGGTTTAGGAAGCACAAAAGGTTCTAATTCAGTTTTTAATACTTCTACTGCATTGGGCGGCGGTGCTGGAGCAGAAAATAACGCAAACATTAGCGGCGGCTCCGGTGCTGGTGCAATCGGATTAAATTCGACAGGCGGCACTGCAACTCAAGGTAGTAGTGGCGGTGGAATTGGATACGGGAATGCTGGAGGCAATGGTGGGCTTACCGGCGCCGGTGGTGGAATTGGTGGTGGAGGTGGTGGCGCAGACGCGGCTGGATCAAATTCCACGAGCAGTGTTGCCGGAAATGGTGGGAATGGACGTGCGTTCTCAATATCAGGTTCATCTGTTACCTATGCTGGCGGCGGTGGAGGCGGTGGAAACATATACGGCGGTGGCATATCTGCGGGAACTGGTGGGACAGGCGGCGGCGGTGCTGGCAGTGTAACCACGACAACTGCAACATCTGGAACAGCTAATCTAGGTGGCGGCGGCGGCGGTGGTGGTTATGATGGCGGTTATGGATATGGCGGCGCTGGCGGATCAGGTGTTGTCATCATCAAAGTGCCATCGACTGCCTATGCTGCATTCTCAAGCGGCGTAACTTACACATTCAGCAGCGCAACTAGCGGCTACAACATCTATACGGTCACAGCGACTTCGACGACTTCGGAGACTGTGACATTCTCCGCTTCTCCTTCGGTTGATTATTTGGTAATTGCAGGTGGCGGCGCTGGAGGCAATTTAGGTGGCGGCGGCGCAGGTGGTTACAGAACTGCCAATGGGCTTGCAATAACGCTTGGAACAAGCTACACGGTAACGGTTGGCGCTGGTGGAACTGGTTCTGCTTCTTCAGGATCAATTACAAGCGGCAGCAATTCTGTTTTTAGCTCCATAACTTCTGCTGGCGGCGGCAAAGGTGGAAGCGGAAATAATGTAGGAACTGCTGGTGGCTCGGGCGGCGGTGGCGGTGGTGATGGTGGAACATATGCCGGTGGCGCTGGCAATACTCCGTCCACTACTCCATCACAAGGAAATAATGGAGGATCAGGGACAGGAAACGGTGGTGGCTCTCAATTTGCTGGAGGGGGTGGTGGCGGTGCGTCTGCTGTTGGATCGAATGCGCCCGGAACATCATCAGGCGGGGCTGGTGGAGCGGGAACGGCTAGTTCAATTACCGGCTCAAGTGTTACCCGTGCAGGTGGTGGTGGTGGCGGCGCATATGTAGCGGGAAGCAGCGGATCGAATGGCGCGGGTGGCTCGGGCGGCGGCGGCAGAGGCGGTGACAATAGTGTTGGAAATGGCGTTTCAGGAACTGCCAACACGGGCGGTGGTGGCGGGGGTGCTGGTTATAATTCGGGAGGAAGTGGGCAAACGTCGGGTTCGGGCGGCAGCGGCGTAGTCATCCTCAGACTGCCCAATACCATTGGCGCAGTATTTTCAGGTGGCGTTACATACACATCGTCTACATCAGGTGGCTTCAACATCTTTACCGTTACTGCAACTTCGACTGGTTCGGAGACGGTGACCTTTGTTGCTGCAATATCTGGCGATTTCCTCGTCATAGCGGGTGGAGGCGGCGGCGGTGGATTTGGTGGGGCGGGCGCAGGCGGCTACCGCACAAGCGCTGGAACTAGCGGTGGCGGCGGTTCTGCTGAATCTGCTTTGTCTATAGCTCCCAGCGTTAGTTACACTGTAACAGTAGGCGCAGGCGGGACGGGCGCAGTTGGCGGTGGTGCGGGGACTGCCGGGTCAAATTCTGTTTTTAGTACCATTACTTCTACCGGTGGTGGTTTTGGAGCTGATGGCAATGGAGGAAACGGCGGCTCGGGCGGCGGCACTTGCACAGCCACAGTTGGAAGTGGAACGGTTGGACAAGGCAAAGATGGAGGCACGGGCCACAACAACGGCGCGGGTGATGTTGTTGGCGGTGGAGGAGGTGGTTCTAGTGCAGTTGGTGTAAATTCCCCTTCAGGAAACGCGGGCAACGGTGGGGCAGGTACTGCAAGCAGTATCACCGGCTCTAGCGTCACCCGAGCAGGCGGCGGCGCAGGGGGTGGAGATGGTCGCGGCTCGGCCCAAGGTGGAACGGGTGGCTCGGGCGGCGGCGGCAATGGCGGCGGCTCAAACGGAGATGCGGGAACAGCGGGAACTGCTAACACTGGCGGTGGCGGTGGTGCTGGTGGGTTTCAATCATCCTCGTATTACGCTGGCAAAGCAGGCGGCTCGGGCGTAGTCATCATCAAGGTTCCTGACACTCATGTAGGAACATTCTCATCCGGCGTAACGCAGACCGTATCAACTTCGGGTGGCTACAACATCTACTCGGTTACGGCAACAAGCACGGGCAG